TGCTTGACCGCCTGAACCATCTCTAGGCATTACAGTGGAGCCGACCAAGTAAAGGCTTTTAGTACCATTACTAAAGTATGGGTCTCCATAAATTGCCCCTATACTTCCTATTGAAGAAGACCCTACCTGAAAATCAAAAATTGTACCACTTGTAGGTATTGTAGTAATAGATGTATTTAATGCACTACTTAATTCAGAGAAGTTTATCTTTTTAGTCTCTGTAGTAGAGGTATCAACTATAGCAAGGGGATCATCGTCAGCTACGTTAGACCCTAGTAAAGCTGTGAGTTCTGATATCTTTTGGTTAGCCATTTTATATCCTTGCAGGGGTTAAGTTGCGAGGCTTTAAGATCAGGTACTTTTGATCTACATCAATTCTCTCGCTATACTGTATCTTCCAACTAGAGGTGTCTACTCCACTAGCTAATTCAGTGAAGCTGTCTCCGTTGCTTTCTCTCTCAGTGTACTCTCCTAGAAAAGCTCCGTCTGGGGAAAACTTATAGTTGTGTAGGTTAAGCGGATTTTCGTGCTCTATGTAATAGTGCTTGTACTGGGTTACTTCTTCTTTTGTCTTATCTACAAAGAAACCTAGACCAAGAAACTTTTGAGTATCATCTGGAGCAGGGGCATTAAAAGGAAACTTACTTGTGTTACCTCTTATAGCTTTTATATAAAACCTTACTACGTCTTGGCTAATACTGTCTAAATCAATAATTACAGTTTCAGCTAAACTAAAGAGTTCTACTAATTTATTTGTAATGGGAGCCTGTAGTTGCCTAAAGAGTTCCACAGCATTTCTACTGGGTATACCTATAGCTGTTGTAGCCTGACCTTGCCTAGAAGCCACTATAACTACACTGATACTATTATGTAACTCTTCAGAAAAGTTATATTTTTCTAAGATCATGAGGAAACCCAACTTGCGGTACGACTTGCAGTACTAGAAACAATATCAAACCAAACCATAGGAGCACTGTCATTTCTTCTGTAGATATCAGCTATCCATCTTAGGTAGTAAACACCAGCAGAAAGAGTAGTAGCTGATAGGGCAGGTACACTTACATTAATAGCAGATTCACTATCTAAGCTAGTTGCATTGCCCCTATTACTTGTTACTAATCCCCCATAATTGTTGTATAGACCATATCCGGGATTTTTTATACCAGAGTAATCATCAGCAGCTTGACCTTGGTCTGCATTATCAGAACGTATCCTGATAGTCATAGCAGGTACAGTAATATCAAAATTGTTAAAGGGTACACTAAAATTGATAGAATAAGAGTTTGCAGTCTTAACAAAGAACCATGATTCATTAGGAGTACTTGACCAAGAACCATAACCACAAAGCTGCCAAAAGTAATATGTGTTTATATTATACATAGCTTGAGTGTATGACTCAGACTCCCTAGTACCATAGAAGTCTTCTATAGAAATCTGTGCAGAGGCACTCGTAGCTACAGGTATGTTAGGGGTAATATCATCTACGTAGGCTCCACCTCTGTTGTACTCTGTCAAGCCAATAGGGTCAGAACCACCATGTTCTGTCTGGATGTTTTCTAAGCTAATAGTGCCACTGGTAGGTAAAACCATTAAACCGTTCCGTTAGCTGTTACGTTCCCTACCACAGTAAGATTACCACTTGCATCTATCTTACCTTTATTAGCTCCATTATATTGGAAAACTAGAGAGGTTCCTGACAAAAGCATTTTCCAACTTCCTACAATAGGATTAAATCTGCTGTTAGACTGGTCTACTTCACCTATAGTAATCCAAGCAGAGTTTGCTTCATTCCTAATCTTAAGAAGATTACTGTTTGTATCATACCAGAGTTGGTTTGCATAAGTTGTGCCCGGAGCACTTGTACCAGAACTACTAGAAGCTAAAGCTTGCAGGGCATTGTTTATATCTGTCCTAGCATTATTAGATGTCTGGTTGGCTATTTCAAAATCATGTTGACTCATATTAGTACTCCACTGTTCCTTTCAGGACTGAGACACTTGGCGTTACGTTAGCTGAACTATTAGAAAGCTCTGCCTTAAACTTAAAGGCCCTTCCTGTAATTTCCCCTGCTGCTACAACCCAACTGCTCCAAGTAGGAGAACCTGATGGGTCGTCGTCAGTAGAGGCTACATACAAACCCACAGCTACATCCTCCATAGGCTGACTTTCGTCTGACCAATCATCGAAGTTATTAGGCCAAGTGTCCCAATTACCAGTTATGTCATCCCAATTAACTTGTCCACTTGTAGCGTTAGCGTGGTGTCTTATAGAGGTGACTTCATTTGAAACCCTGACTGTACGTACAGTAGAAGTATCTAAGTAGCCATCAAACTCATAAGTGCCAGCAGAGCCAGAAGAGGAATAAGATGTTAGCTGAAGATGTCCTGCATAAGTGCCACTAGCTATCTTAGTTATATTAGTCTTAGTACCATTAAAGGCAGGATTATCTGTATCAGTTAGAGTTATGCCTAACACTGGCAAGTCTGAGGGGCCTATAATAAGACTTGCTTCTGAACCTGCATTACCTGTTTTGTCGTAAGGAACTATAAAGAACTTACCAGAAACAGCAGGATAGGAAACAGAAGTAGCTGGCCTCGCAACCTTACTAATAATAACTTGAGAGTTTCCTAAAGTAGTAGAAGTGTTTGAGCTGTGGTATATCCTATAGAAACTAAGATCAAGATCAGGAGAGGCATCCCAGTTTAAGAATAGAGTACCACCAGATAACTGCTTACTAAGATTAGTAGGAGCACTAGGGCCAGTGGTATCTCTTTCGATAACTCTGGATTGGTGGGTAAAAGAACCCTTAACTCCTAAAGCATTAACAGCTCTTGCCCTTATTTCGTAGGTAATACTAGTAGGATCATCAGCTAGAGGTACATCAATATCAAGTATCTCAAATCTTCCCAGTTCCCCTATACCTAAAACACTATACTCACTGTCAGTAGACCTTTTATAAAATACTTCTACATAATCTACCCTAGCTTCTGTTCCTGCAGAACCTACATTAACTACAAGTATGTTGTTTATATGTTCATTAACAATTCGATACTCTTGACTTAGAGTTACAGAAACTCCGGGAACATCAAAGGGACTTAATAGACTAGTGTTATTTGTCTCAAAGGTAGTCTCGTCTGCGTTCCAGTCAAAGACTGCACTACTGAGTTCCTGTAAAACCATAGAAACTTCTAACGTCATCTCTGCGGAAAGACCAAAGCGCCATTCTACTACTTCAAATGGTTTAGAAGAAAACCCTAGACGACTATTAGTAATGTTAACAATGTCACCTACAGTTAGAGCCATTGCTTCCATACCAAAAGAACCACTGATCCTAAGCTGCTCACGGTTTCTGTATAAGGCAATCTTAGAGATACGTTGAGCTTGTTGTGGTGTATCTACAAAGGGTAGGCTCATCTCTAGCTCAGTCTCGAAGCCACCATCCACCGTAACAAATTCTGGTACAGACAACGTAGGATAATTAGTCTCAACGTAGTTACTAGTTGGACCCCTAAAGATACCACTTACTTTATTAAAGGCATCTCTTCTTGACCTCCTAGTCTGTATCTCAAGGCTTGATCTAAGGTCGTCCTCATTAAGGGTCTTTACTGCAGTAGTCCAACTTGCTGCCTTACAACCCCACTTACCTTGGGAGTACCAGATCATACCGCCCATAGAACCTAAGAGGTTGCTTATAACATCATTGGGACTGGCATCAGAAGTAAATGTGCCGTTAGTTGTATACCGCTTCTGTGTACCAGTAATAAGCAGGGATACATCTTCATCACAGACATTAGCAGCAGCAGCAAACAGGTTGTCGTCTATTTCTGTAGAAGTGTCAGCCAAGTTTGCAGACACCAGATAATCTCTTAGGCACAAAGCTGCATTGTTAGAGTAAGTAGTAGCAGCAGTTCTAGGATCGTATACTTTTTTACCTTTAAGGATCGCAGTAACCGTGGGTACACCATTAGGAAAGGCATCTGCATTATACTCAAATCTGGCATAAATGTAGGCAACACCCCTTGCTCTGTGGTCTGTAGTCCAGTGACCATCACTCTCACTAATCAGATCAGAGTCTGCAGCCTGAGTGTCTGTACCTAGATGTGTATTAATCCTTACAAGTGACGTACTGTCTGGGTAGTATTTAACAGGGGCAATAACATATCCATTACTGTCTAAGGTTACTAGCTCATCATTTAGGTAGATAGAAACAATAGAGTCAATCTCATGTCCAGCTAGGGCTATACATCTGTGCAAATACTTGTCTTGAGTTGTAGTCTCTTGATAGAAGACGACACCACCAACTTTAGTCTCGCCGTAGATAGTAGCAGTAGGTCCAGCAGCAGCAAGTCCATTTACTTGGTAGCCTCTGTCTGCTGCAGGAGTCTGTGCTTTAGGCTTAGGAGTAAGGGCATTAAGAGCATAACCTAGGGCGGCATTAAAGGCAAAGGTGGCAGCTATAGATGTCCAACCTGCAGTCAAACCAAATGCAGTATATCCAAGTATTGTACCACCTGCCGCAACTGTAGACGCAGTAGACGTAGCAGCTACAAGCAAAGTCACAGGGTCTTGTGGTATATCTTTCATCCATGACCTAGGGCCAAAGGGCATCTGGTCTAAGAATGAAGAGCTACTATATAGTCCTCTAAGAGTCATTTAGCCTCCCAAAACATAAAGTCATCTTGAGGTCTCATAAAGATTAATCCTTCTTCGCCTACGAACACACAATACTGACTGACTACAACACCAAAGGAAAGGGGTAGGATACCCTCTATAGGCATAGCAACTACAGCACCCCTAGGTGGGAATTTAAGCCTTACCCTACTTAGTATATTATCAAGGGCATCTGTAAGGCTGTGGTACTTACTTTTTCTTAACCATTCTATGTACTTCTTTGATGCACCTAGGGCAGTCTTGTACCCAGTTAGATGCCCATCAGCAAAACCATAACCCACCTGACACTTAAGAGCATTGTTAGCAAAGGTTATGCAGTCGTGCTTACCCCATTCAAAAGGGATATATCTTGCTTGTTCTACATACTCAGCAAGACGGATTTCCCAATTATTGGTTTTCAACTATATCACGCTCACGCTTTGATAGACTGTGGTCTCTTCCCCAAGCTAGAGGCCTGTCCTGCAAATCAGGTATAAAGTCAAAGGCTTTGTCTCCAGCAAACCTAGACTTTTGACTACCAGAAGTATATCTGTTGATCCTAGGTCTTTCTAAATCAATCAACTTACTTTCTACTGCTAAGGCAATAGTAGAAGTCTCTGGACCTTCGTCGATATTCATCTGATCCATGTAACCTACAAATAGGGTGTTTAACCCACCTGCAGAGCCTACGTCTATTCCATCAAGGTTTTCTAGGAGGAGTTGATCTGAGTCTTCTTTTAACAACAAGTTAGTCTGACCATTAAGAAGACCAAACTTAATCCTACAAATTCGTCCTTGGTAAGGGGTCTTCAGAGCCATAGCAATTATTTCTGTAGGAATACCTGTAAGGCTTATAGTGGCTCCTGCTGCTGAAATATCTGCTGTCTCTGTAACCTCTGAGATACTCATCAGGTTTCCTGTACCTGTATAAGTAGTAGAACCTACAGTCAGATCACCTAGACCTGTCCAGAAATACAAGGGAGTAACATTAATAGTCTCCTCATTGTGTACAACTGTAGTAGTGTCAAACATTAACTCTACAGTAAAGAAAGGGTAAATTTCTGGTTCTAAGATACCTGAGCTTATGTCAGAGATATCCCTACTCATGTGATAGCCTCTACAGCAGCAAAAGTTATTCCATAGAAAGAAGCATTATCAATAGACCAGTCCTGCTGCCCAGAATTAAGTCTCCACCTACCAACGGTATTAGAAACAATAACAGTACTGTCGTCTGCAGGGGCAGTCCTTATTGAAGGCCATAAGTCTAGCTCACCCTCTCCGTTTGCAGCTACATCAACATCTTGCAGTACCTTGTGGAGTGTAGCAGAAGCACCAGTACCTAGTTGGATGTAGTCTCCAGCCTTTAACCACCCAGCAGTGGTAGGAGTACAACCATCAATAGTTAGGGAAGAGCCAGTTTGACCCGAACCTTTAACTAGAGGTGTACCTGTAGGAGTTCCTCTGGCTGTAGCCCTGTTAGGGTCTCCCATAAGAAACGTACCTGCTCTTCCATTAAGGCTAAGTAACCAAGCTAACCATACTTCAGCATCTTCGTACTTCATAGGTGGTAACTGTAGTTCTGCTTCCCAACGCTGACCAGAGTGGTTGTGTACTTGTTGTTTATAAGTAAAAGGACTCATAGTCATAGCTGTCTGGTTAACAGCCCTAAGAGTTAAGGAAGAAAACCCTATGTTAGTGGGTAGAGTTAGTGGGTAGGTAATTGCCATTAAAACGCTCCTGCATATGCACCGCCACGCCTCTTGGCATCTAGGACAGCTCCTTTAGAGGCGGCTGCAATCTGTGGCATAAGTCCCATAACTTCAGCACGTACAGTCTGTTGTACACCAGTGCTTACATTGATTGTCTGGTTGACTACAACACCAGAGCTTCCACCTTTGGTGTGGTCAACAACAGTCTCCCTTGGGTGCAGCATAGCCATAAAGCCACCCTTACCATCAAGGCCACCTGACCTTGGGCCGTTACCTGTGTAACCACCACCATCAAAATCCCCCATAGAAGGAGCACCTACTTTTCCTAAATCAGACCAAGTACTGCCTACCGTACCAGTAATAAAACCAGTAATCTGTTTAACTACGAATATATCATAGAGGTCTTTAACTATAGCTAAGGCCAGATTGTTAAATGCATCTTTAGCCTTTTCTGTTCCATCTACTACAGATACAATAGCATCACCAAAAGATTGCGCCCAATCTGTTGTTAGGTCTCTGAGGTCTTCTAGGTGTTTTGTCTCTTCTTGGTATTGGGCAAGCCTCTTAGCTGTTTTGTCAAGAGCACTTGGGTCCATACCTATGTCGGCATCTTTATTAGCCTGTTTTAAATCTCTTAAAATAGTCAGATAACCAATTTCTTCTCTTGTAGCAAAGACACTAGCCCTATCAAGTTTTAGCTTTTCTTCTGCATCTCTTATGTCGTCTTTTATATTTGTGAGTTCTTTCTTAGTCTTTAGAAGCTCATTAATCTCTGCCTGTAGCCTAGCTTCTTCTGTCTTGTTTGCAATATAAACCGCTTCTATTTTTGCCCTATCTGGTCCGTAAGGCATACTTCCAAGTTGTTCAGAAAGGGCAGACTTAGCACCAGCCCTTGCACCAGCAATGTCAGCTTCTCCCCTAGAACCTCCAGCCCTAAGTACAGAAAGTTTAGCCCTAAGAGCTGGTAGTTTGTCATCACTCTTGCCTAAGAAGTTAGCTAGTTTCTCTGAAGCTCTGGCAGCACTTGCCATCTCTTTAGCAAACTCTCTAGCATCATCTTTAGCTTTCTTTATGCTCTGTTCTGCTCTTTCTTGTAGCTCCGCTTGATCTACTAAGGCAGCTATTAACTTCTGCTCTTCTTGAGAGATTCCATTAAGTGCAAACTTCTGTTCCCACTTCTTTTTAACTATCTCTGCAGCAAGTGCCACCTCTGCATCAAGAATATCCTGAGTCTTTTCACCTTCAGAATTATAACCTTGTAAACTGGTGAGTCGTAGTTTCTCTACAGCTAATTGGTCTTGAGCAGACTTAAGTAACTTAGCTTGTCTAGCTGCAGCTTTATCTTGTTCCTTCTTTTCTCTGTTGTAGAATTTATTTATACCTTTAATAGCATCATTTTCTAACTCTAAGAGGTCTTCAGCAACTTCTAATTGTTTTTCCCTCGTCTTTAAAATTTCTTCTGTAAGACCTGCTTCTTTAATAAGTTCATCTATAGCAGCCACAGCAGTAGAGTCGTCACCAAGGGTCTCAACGTACTCCTGCCTTAGACTCAGGATACTGGAAATCTTTTTCTCCATATCAGGTTCAAGAAAGGCAGCTTTTAAATCTGTATACTCAGCCTTAAGTTCTACTATACGGCCTTGTAGTCGTTCTATCTCACCCTCTACACTTACAATTAAACCACCTTCTGTAGCTTTTGTGGTATAACCCAGTGACAAAATATCTTTTAGTTCTTGTATTTCTTCCTTTGCTTCAGCTATAGCGTCTTCAAAACCTGCACCTAATCCAATCGCACCAGAGCTAATCCCAAGTGCAGATCGAGCACCCTTTACAGAAAAGAGGCCAGCCCTTTGACCAAGTAGGTCACCTAGTGTTTTTGATATATCTTGTTGTTTAGTCTCTTGTAGTTTAGCTAGATAAACATCAATAGCTGCAGCACCTTCCATCCAAGGTAAGACTATTGATCCTGAGAGGGTAGTAGAGATGTTATCTATATCATCGTATAGGGAGGGTAACTCTTGTAATCTATCAATAAGCGGCTCTAATTCTTGGTTGGCCTCCATAAAAGACCTAGCAAGCATCGTACCTACAGCAAGAGAGATACCTACAATAGCACCTGTTACTCCCGGTAACAACCCAGCTAACTGAGTACCTTGTTGTCCAAAGGCTACTAAGGCACTTGTACCAGACTGAACCTGTACAAAGAAGTCACCTACTTGATAACCCACTTGTTGGGACACCATGCCAAACTTGTTCATCTTATTCTTAGATTGAACTAAACCAGCATTATATTTATCTAGTGCAGCACCCCCTGCTGCCACAGCAGTTTTAAGCCTGTTAACCTCTTCCCTGACCTCTTTAATACCTTTCTTATAGATAGCTGAAGAGATGAGATTTTCTTTAAAGGCTTTATTTAAAAGCTTTTCTTGAGCCACTAGCTTATTAAGGGACTTGGTGGCCTGAACAACAGGAGTATCATTGGATTGAAAACCAATAATATATTTTAAGTCTGCGCCTCTTTCTGCCATTATGTACCCATATAAATTACGTCTAGCCTCTTGATTGCTTCTACTTCCCAAGCTGTCAAAGGTGTGTCAGTAACTTCCTTCCATGCCTTAATTTGTTCGTAAGTTATCGGGTTAGAGCCTGATAGACCAGCAGTCCTACTGTTGCTTAAAGTAATAAAGGCAGACCAGATGTGAGACAACAACATAGGAAATTCGGGGCCATCCAGTGCTTGTGGTCTTTGTCCAGTCTGCCTCTCAACTTGTTCTAGGTGTTCACGTTCTGAAACGCCATTCTTATCGGATTGGTTGAGTTTAAAAGTGTATTCAGCGAACTCCTCCAATTCCTCTATCAGGCTTTGGTAAAATCCAGAGCGTCTGTTACTGCCTCCTCAATCTGATCTTTGATCCAGAATACCTCAGAGTAAACCTCTTTTGCTTTAGCTTCAGAGAACTTAGGCATCTGACCATCATAAGTGATCTTCCAACCTTTAGTAGTCCTAACTAAAATATTAAGATTAGCTTCTTCTAAGTCTTCTGCTGTAACTTCCACCTTCTTTTTGCTTTGAGCTTGTTTAAGTCTTTTGTTTGTTTGCTCATGTAAAGCAGTTTTGTAAGCCTTAGAGTGTGGAGCGTGAACAGTAATAACCATTGGGCTTCCATCTTCATTCTCTAAGAGTGCAAAAGAAGAGGGGTGTAAAAGTTTTACTTCTACGGTATCAGTAGTGGGAGTTAAGTTCTTTAAGTCCATGTCGAGTTTCCTTTTGTCAGGGTAGTCGGGTAAGATTAAAGGGGAAGACCGAGACCCGACACTCAAGCCTTCCCCACCCTAGCTAGGGATTCTATGGTGCTCTTGTGATCGTCAAGCTAGTTGTGTCTGTAGAGTCATAGAGAGCTACAAACGACATATTGACTACACGGCTAGTAGGTCCATCTACACCTACGTCAGCACTATTGATTTTGACCCGTGGGAAATTGAAGGTCAGAGTATTAGGAGTTGAGGCATTATCGCCCACAACAACTTGTAGCTCAGTTTCAGTTTCGTTGATGAAGCGGTTAATCATTGCTGCATCTTCAAAGTAGACTGACATATTACCTTCGATTTCTGCACGTCCTACTTCTAGTTGTGGAGCAGAGTCGCTACCAACAACAAAGGTAGGTGCAAAAGAGTTATTGATGGTGAAGTCTACAGCAGTAACAATAGTAGACGCTGAAGGTGAGCCACCAGTATCTCCTACAGAAACGCTACCAGAGTATGCATCATAAGGTGACGCACCAGAGTTAGCAGTCTGAGTTTTCTGTGTTTGACCAATGGTCATGTCTTTTCCTACCATACCAAAAGTAGTAGTTACCATTTGGTTAGGAGCAATAGATAGCCCCAGAGTAGAAACAGTCATACCTGTGAAAAGACGAGCCTGATCAATGTCTGCTGCATAATCTTCAACAGAGAAGTACTTAGGTGTTGTACCAACTTTAAGGGTGTTAGTAGCCCAAGTATTGAGCATAGCTGATTCCAAGAAGGCATCAAAGTCACCATCTCTTAGGTCAGCTACAATATCACCACCAGTTTGTTTGTTTCCGTGACGGTCATGCCGAGGCATACGGTCAGCTTGTATATCCGTACCTGACACACGATCCTTAGTAAGGTTCATGCCGTGTGTAGTGAACGGAAGATTAATAAAGTTTCCAGAAGGAGTCGTACCAAACGTGCTTTCCACGATATACGACAGACTGGAGCGAGAACCCTGTGCAAAGGCCATGTTATATTCTCCTAGTTATTTGTAAGTGTACCATCCGATATCAATCGGAATAAAGTACCAAGGACTGTCCAAGAACCCTTGCTGTCTCTCAGCGTAATCTATGGACACATTGATTGTTGTTCCCCCACTTGGTGTGTAAGGAATGTCGGTAGTTGCTTCAAAAGCTTCTATAATAGTGTTAGCAAAAGCATCAGCAGTAGCAGGACCATTCCCTTCTGGGGCATAAACTGTGACAGAGAAGATACCTTGATATCTTTGCTGTGGGTTTAAGCCTCTTACAGAAGGTCTGCGAGAAGTCGGGATATAGGATGTTTGAAGGTAGCTTGTACCTGTCGTTGGTTCAAAAGGCACATTCTCATAGGCAATAGATGTGGGCAGGTTGGAGGTAGCAGCTAGTTTACCTTCAAGTGCAGCACGGATGTCGTTGTGTATACTAGCCATATTCTCTTCTTACCCTTGCAAAAACCTTATACTTGTTTTCTACATCTTGTGCATGAGGGGAGCCATTTCTTAACTGTACAGATTGTTTGTTTACTAAGTCTGGCAGCTTATTTACATCATTGTATAGATTAGCTCTGGCTTCATCAGCTTTCTGCTGTTTATTTTGTTTCCTAGGTCTGCCCTTAGAGCTTTTACCTCTAGGCCTACCCCTGCCCGTGTTTAATGAGAAAGA